GTCTCCCCGCGTGATTCACTAAAAACCTGCCCTGTTGACTCTGCATTCGTGTTGAGTTTATTCAGCGATTCACCGGCAACATTGGCATTTTGAGCCATGTCATGAAGCGCCGCAGTATTCTCCCCACCGATGCTACTGTTAAAATCACTCCATGTTTGCCCTGTCTCGCCCAAGTAACTATTAATCATGGAAAAGGGGTAAGGGTTAGATAACGCATCCTGAAAGACGCCCATGTTTTCGGCAAAGGTATCCAGGCCAAATTGCTTGGGGTCGAACGCCTGGCTAACTTCGTGGAGAGAGTCTGCAAACTGTGGCAACATCGGGGCCGCTTGCGAGAGTGAATCCCCAAGTTGCGCGAAGTTATCACTGACCGGCTGTATTTGTGTTGCTAGAGATTGCGCATTTTCAGTAAGAGCAGCCATAGGAGACGATGCAGCCTCTATCTGCTTGACAGTTGCGCCTAGTGGCTCTTGCAATGCCTCATAAGCGCTTCCAGTGTCAAGCAAAGCCTGTTGATGCTCTCCAAGTACACCTGATACTTCGGAAACCATCGTTCCGCCTTCTTGAAGCGAACCGAATGTATTTTTAGCTGCTTCACCGAGCGGAACAATCGCCTTTGTCGCCTCCTCTGCCTGACCACCCAATGCAGTCAGTGCATTCCCAACGCCACCTACACCTTCTCCCGCCCCACCCGCTACACCTTGCAGCGCTGCGAGAGCGGCTGCGGCCTCTTCCGCTCCAGACGTGTCTGCCTCAATCCGTACTTTGGCTATTATATCGTCACTAATCTTTATCACCCCCTTTCTCTGCTTGTTTTGTGTTAGCCCATGATTATTTGTGTGCCCCTGGCTGGCAATCGTTGTGGTTGCTGTTGTTGTGCCTGTGGCGTTCCTGTAAAGCCCTTGAACTGTTCTACAAACTTTGGATCTGTCGTGTCAACAACAGGCTCTTCATCATTGTCAATAGGGCTTGCTTGTGCCTTCTTATCGCCATTAAACGCCAGCACAATGGCTTGCCTGAGCATGGCTATCTGCCTCTCTTCCTCCATCTGTTCATAAACAATCCAGTTGGTTAGTTCCACGCTACTCTGATCTGCCAGAAGATCTGCTACATGCTGATAATGCAGATCTTTTGTAAGCCGATGGACATAGAAGAGATCAGAGCACTCTAGTTTTTTTTGATTTGCTCCACTGTGCTTGAAAGCATTCCTGAAAGCCGCAAAATAGCCAGTGCGAGCCGTTCAATAGCTCCACCGTCCACCTGGCGCATCAGCAAATCACGATGGGATTCAGTGAAGATCTTGCGCTGTGTTGTCGGATTGTAACAACCCGCCATGATAATCTGAGCAAACACATTGCGATAATCTGTTTTCTTTGATTTTTCATCATAAGCAAACATCTGGATTTTGATACGTGTCTCTGCATTCATTGCCCGGCAAAGCACTTTTACGCCCCACTCAGGGACCTCAATCACTTCCTCCGCAGGCTTTTTAGCAAGGATGTGTTTTAAGAACGCCTGATCATCATCAAAGGCTTTCCACGTATCATCATGCCCATTGGCCGATACCACTTCTTGTGTCGTGTCAATCTCGGCTGTTTCTGTCATAAATTGTTGTTTGCTTTCTTGCTATTCCTGTATAACCGTAGTTGTAGAGAATGTGTTCGATGTCACCATGTAGACCGGCCCGGTTGCCGAGAAATTGACTGATTGCTTATCCACATCATTGGACACGATGGTATCCATGATGCTCGTTGGGAAAGCGTAGAATTGCCAACGCTTGCCGTTCGCCTCATCCCACCAGAGTTGACATGAGATAATTCCACCAGAGATGTTCGTTGCGCCAACCCCTGTCACCATCTCATTCAAAATCCTGGCGTCATATCTGAAACAATCCACCGAAAACGTCATGTTTTTAATGGTTGCCAGATTGATGGCCCAATTGCCCGATGCCTGAAACGGCGTCACGTCCTTGGTTTGGCCCTTCATCTGCATCTTCCAGGCATGCGAACCATCCAGGGCGGTCATGGTAAAGTAACTACCTGCATTGATGCGTGTGAAGTTATTGGTGCCTGGCACTCTGGCCGTGTTAAACACAATCTCGCCAACAGGCCAATACATGATGTAATCAGTGACAGTGGCCCATCCAGAACTCCCGTTCGGCGAATTCTGCACCGTGAAGGTTTGAGTCGGGTCCCACGTCTGGTGGGTCGCTGTAAAATAGTGGATGTGATCGCCGGAATCGGTACAAGACTCCGGCGAGCCCAATGCTGTAGGTGGACTGGTCGAAGTCCAAACATCCCCATTTATCCCGGCAATTGCACTCATTATATAATCCTATACACTATTTTACGAATACGTGATTGCGCCTGTGCCTGTGAAGCTGAAATCTACCGTTTCTGCGTTCTGGACATCGACGTTTGGGTCAATGCCCGTAAGTATTGCCGACCCAGTAAATGCGTGCGGGGTACTTTGAATAGTGAACGTCATCGAAACCGTTGAATTGAGTAGCGCAAACAAATTTGTTTGCGCCGTATCGCTCGAATCGATAAAGGCGGTGATCTTTCCAGACCAGGATTTGAGTGTGGCGAGGTTCACCGTCCAGTTGCCCGAAGCCCCAAAAGGCGTGACATCTTTTGTTGCACCTTTTAGTGATAATGTCCACTTAGATGCATCGGTGAATGCAGTTGCGGCTTCTGACACAGAAGCCCCGATACCTGCGAGTGCAGCCAATTTTTTACTCCTTCTTAAAGGTAAAGGAGGATATGGCACATAAAAACAAGCCATACCTCGAAATGTCAATTTTCGATCGGTATGGCCTCTAGGACTCCGGGTGTGTATTCAGTTATAAAATCTATATATTATCTCCGGTCAGCGATATCTGACCACAAAATGTGATGTTCCATATGACAGCCGCGACACCAGCACCATTGTCCACCTGATACACTCGCTAACTGTGTAAGACTTGCCGTGTCAATACGTGTGAGCAGCTTCTTTGTCTGCTTGCAAAAGATCGGTGTGCGTTCTAGTTGAGTGCTGGCTCCATTATACTGTATACTTGTGTTTGTTGCCATCTAATCTCCCAGATCGTCTACGGCTTTTTCGAGATATTTCCCAACATTTCCCTTAAGGAATTCCACAAGTTTCTCGCTCATAAATTTACCTGGAACATGGGATATTCTTTTTGCAGGAATAATGCGCCCATGTCGTCTAAAGTATGATCTTGTGCGATGCCCACGATCCACAAACGGAAAGTAAAAAACGGCATTCCTAAACGTAATACTCAGCCCTCCCACATCTCCTGCATTCCCCCCTTTCAACCTACCCGACCTCACAGGCGTTACGGCATCCAAGGCATCTTTTCCAGCCCTGCCTAACGCTTGTGTTTGGTTCTCAAGATTATTGGTTAATTTCTCACCCATCGTTGAGAAACGCGAGATGGCTCCATCTAGCCCTTCCCACTCAATAGTGACTGTGTAGCCCATCATGACACCTCCGAGACGATAGCAGAGAATGACAATTCAATATTATCGCGTAGTGTGACTTTTTCGGTTGGGCAGGGACCATCAGGTTCTACCAGATCAAAGCGATAGAGCGTAATTTTCACCTGAATGATATCTTGGGGTTCAACGATCAATTCAAGCTTGCACGCATTGTCTACCGTCTCATCGTCAGCAATAATTATCAGAGCGTGCGCAACAGGTAATCCATTCTTTTTAGGCGCTGGACACTCAATTCTCACACGTCGCCCAACCAATTCCTCAGCAGTAAAATTGCGTCCTTTGGCACCGCCAGCCTGAATTGTAACCATCAACCTTGCCCTCCTGCAACTTGCACCGTCTCATCAATTAGCGACTTCAGTTGCTCATCAGGCAGAGAGAGCGCGTAGAGCACCCCGCAAATGAGAAGACCTTTTATACGCAGCATCACTATCTCATCTTCACCAGGCTCTATCTGAAAATCTGGATAGCCCGAACCTGTAAGCTTCTCATGTAGTTCTTGTTCTTGCTCCGGTGCCATGCGTGCCTCCTTAGTTGGCATTGTTCCATATGTGCCAACTCCCTTCGATGTGTCGGGTAATATCATCAGGCTCAGGTATTTTTTTTGCCGACAGGAACATTACCCCGTTTGTCGCATTGGTAAAGTTGCCACCAAGTAGGTTCAGTGTCTTCGCTTCAATCACGCTGTTAATCACGTCAAGGATTGTCATGGTTTCCTGATACGATTGTTGGCTATAGATATGGATAATAAAATCAATCTGCTTACTTGGCTTCTGGAATTGATACCAGTTTGTTTCGACATGATCGCCAAACGCCACATAGGGAAACGCTTGATTGATTTGTGACGCTGGATTGAGCAGGGCTGTATCCAAAGGTCCACCACAGATGGTAGGAAAGGTAGCGTCAGACGTGAGAGCGGTTTGAATTGCATTTTGTGTAACCAGGAGTGATGAATGACCTGTGATGGTCGTCATGTTCCCCTCCTTGTGCGAACAGCTGCAAACTTCCAATCACCAGTCGTGATATCACAAGATGGATCACTGATGATCTGCCATCTTCGGTACAGGCCAGTCGTAGCGTCAGTACTGACCTGATCAATAATGTAATCCTCAAACAAGATGAGTTGTGGATTGTTGAGTGGCAGCATGGTTGTATAGCAGTTTACATACAAAAGTTGATCAATCCCTTGCTGTGCAGCCACAAGTGGAGTGACTTTAGACATCTGTACGATAATGTTGCTTGCTATTGGATCTGTAACATTCGTACGTAAAATATTACAAATGACATCCTCGGCCAAACCATTTCTCCGCTTTCGCCATAAAAAAACGCCACAACCGTTGCAGGTGTGGCGTGATAGCTCGTAGACTTCCCTCTATTGCTCATAGTATAGCATGAATCGGCTCTGTTATCACCTCGCAATAATATTGAATGAGATGCCATCGGATGGATAAGGACCGGTAACAAAAGTTGCCACGACGTACAAGAGGTACGCCCCAGCCGTTGCCACATCCTGCGAAACGAACTGGTACTGCACGACTCCCTGTAGGGCATTCATGATGGTAAATGTGCCTCCACCGGTAATGTCTGAGCCCCCGGTAGCCGGATGGAGCAACAATGCAAGATTTGCACCAACCAATCAGTCATATCCACCGGTTGCTTATTGTCTTTCGTA